AATGGCTAATAACCTGTCACTCCCATCAGTGGAGTCCTACCGTCCAGAATTCGAAGATCGCTACGATGTCGAATTCCAACAAGTCCGCAGTCGTTCGATTGGACTTTGCGATCAAGTCGCCGTCAATGGTGAGTATCGTGAATTCCCTCTCGCTAACAAGACTGATTCCATCAGCGCAATCACCGATCTTTACGGTGAGACCTCTCCAGACGTTGCTACCTTCGGGAAGCGTCGTGTCACCACCTCTCCTTACAAGTCACCCCTCATCTTTGACCGGGTTACTGAGAAGAAGTTTGGCACTGGTGAGAGTCAGATCCCTGTATCGATTGCTAACCAGAAGGCCGAAGCTGCCCGCCACATGGACAAGATCATTGTCGGTGAGGCCGGTAAGAATGGTGGTCTCCTTGGTAACGCTATCGAAGTTGCCGCTAATGGCGTTGTAAGCTACCCCGCTTTCGACTCCACCTACACCATCCCTGTGAACTATGACTTCGCTGCTGGCGCTGCTGGTGCTGACAAGGGCATGTCTTACGACAAGCTCATGAAGCTCCGCACTGAGCTCTCCAAGCTTGATGTCATGTCTCAGGACGGAAGCACCAACAATCCTGCACCGTTTGGATTGATCCTTAGCTCTGACCAGGTTCTCCAACTCCTCCAAGACGAGAAGATCCGTAACCGCGATCAAGCTTCTGCTAAGTTGGAAGAGGTCGCATCCGGCGTGATCACTGACTGCATGGGCTTCACCATGTCCGTCGATGACACCAACCTCCCTGAAGCTGGCGGCATCAAGACCTGCGTTGCCTTCCACAAAGGCTCCGTTAAGTTCGGATACAATGAAATGCCTACTCACGAGTTGGATCGTCTCCCCACCAAGAATCACAGCGTTCAGTCTGTGTTCTACTGGGATTGGGGCTTCAACCGCATTTGGGATAAGGGTGTCTGGAAAGTTCCTTGCATCGGATAATCCTCAAACATTTAACAACTAATAGAATAATACAATGCCTGTTACACAATCCAAATTACAAGCTGACTATGCCAATCACGGGAATCCTGCTGATGGCATCGAAGCTGCTGGCCGTGTTCGCTTCCTCAATGACTCCATCACCTTCGTTGGTGATGAGGGATCTGCTGATGTGATCACACTCCTCGGCAACATTCCTGCTGGCGCTCTCATTGACCCCGCCAAAAGCTCGATCATCGGGCCCGCTAAGTCAGGTGTGACTCTTGACATCGGCAGCACTGCTAGCCCTGACGCTTATGGCAACGGAGTGAGCATCGCTTCCGCTGGAACTCGCTTCTTCGACACTGATGGCTTCGAGCTTATCAAGGTTGCTGCTGAAGCTGACCTCAAGGTCACCATTGCCGGTGGATCGCCTACCGCTGGCACTCAGCGTGTGAGCATCGCTTACTACGTTCGATAGAAAATTCCTCGTTGGGATAATCAAGGGGGAGCGGAGGTAAGTGCTTCCGTTCCCCTTTTTACTTAAAGACATATGCAGACAAGAACTCAAATCGCAAACAACGCCCTTTCATACCTTTCGGCGGGATCAATCGTTAATCTGAACGACGATGATGCCAAAGCCAGAGCTATCAATGGGATCTTCGATCAGGCGGCGAAAGAGGTTATTAGGACCCATCGTTGGTCTTGCTGCATTGGACGCGCACAACTCAGCCAGGTTTCTGGTGATCCGCTCCAAAATGGTAACTTCGGTTACGCTCACGCCTATCAGCTTCCTACTGACTGTCTCCGCATCCTCGACATCAACGGTGAGCCGTGGAGCGAGAAGGCTGAATTCTTTGATCTCAATGGTCGCCAATTACTCGCTGATGTCGGTGAGGTTTACCTGCGCTACGTTCGCTGGGAGGATGATGTTTCGCAGTGGGATACCCTGCTTGCTGATGTGGTCTCGGTGAAGATCGCCATGAAGGTGGCTAGGCAGATCACCACAGACGGCATCTCTGCCGAAGACTTAGAGAGACTCTACCGCAGAAGGCTTGAGGACGCTCGCACTGTTGACGCCATGGAGGTGGGCAGTGGAGAGAACAGCCCTATTGAGCGCCTACTCTCAAGATCCCCACTGACCAAGGTGGGTTGGAATAGCTCAGACAGATTTAGACGAGGACAGTATGCTAGCCTTAATACTTGCACCTCAATCCCAGTCCCCGATGTTCTCGAGGGATGGTCTCAAGGCTCTGACGAATGGTAATATGAAAATCCACAAAGTTCTCGCACTCCCGCCCTCCCTTGAGGATGACGCTATCTACTTCGTAAAGAACGGTACAGGCGCTGATCTCTACATCGTATCTAACGAGGGGGTAGCCACGAAGGTCTCTAGCGGTGTAGACTACGGTCTAACGCTTGGAGAGAGCACCACCACCGCATATCAGGGAGATCGAGGCAAATACGCCTACGATCACGCTCAGAGCCCTCACGTTGAGACTAAGACTGATATTGGATTGGGTCATGTAAACAACACCAGCGACCTCGACAAGCCAATCTCGGACGATACACAGGCCGCTCTTGACACCAAGGCTGAGCCCATCACTGTGGCTGAAGTTGCACCTGCATCCCCGGATGAGGGTGATATGTGGTTTGATACTGTCATTGGTCAGCTCTACACCTACTATACCGATGGAGACTCCGGTCAGTGGGTAAGCGTCAACAGTAGCGCATTCAACTCAACACTCACAACAGATCAGGCTGAGGTCTTGTCTCACCTGTCCTATGATGCTGTCAACGAGAAGCTTATTGCTGATCGTGCCATTGAGACCACGCTAAACTCCTTATTCTTGGGGGAGCAGCATAAGATGTCATCTGGTGCGGAGAACATCTTCTTCACTAACCTTGGCAGCAATACCAACTTCTACCCTATGTGGGGTGGCTTGAAGGATCAGAGTGTCACAGCTAATCAGGGCGTGGATGGATACATTCCCCCCAGTGGCCGTGTTTACACCGACATGTTCAGCACCACGCTGGGCGGCAACCCTGTTCCTGCATCCTCTATTGGGTATAGTGGGGATAACTTCTTCGCGGTATCCATTGCTGGTCTCGGCATCACCACAGTGGCAGCAGAGGAGGTAAACCTTGATGCGGTCAAGCTGGAGTATCGACTATCTGTTGCTGGTCGCCCTGTTTACAAGCAGATTCTCCCTCAGACTGGAACCCTTACCGCTGGCAGCACCGTTGAGTGGTTCTTCGATCACCCTGTTGAGATTCACGCGGGCACTACCATCTTCGCGGAGATCCGCAAGGTGAGCCGGGCTGATGATTCAGATATGGGAGTGTTCCAGGTTCGCGTGGGTGATACCAATGACCCCACCACGGGCATCCCTAGATATCAGGCAATCGTCCACAATAGACTTTTCGAGGACAAGGATCTTGAGTTAATTAGCCCTTATCAGAAGTATCAAGCAATGGACTTCGGAGTTGACACCACTGGCTCCTCGGTATTCCTGCGCGATCTCTCGCTAGGATCGGAGAGTGCTCTGGTTGCTTATGGCATCAATACTATCGAGGCTGTAGCTAACGGTGATCGTATTAAGATTAAACTCAAAGACGGTCAGAAGATTCTTGTGGAGAGTCTGCCGGTAACGGGGGCGACGATTGACGGTAACCCTGTAAACTCGGTATTAAACCAAGCGGTCACTGAGTTAAACAACCTCTTCACCAATGGGTATAGCTTCTCGTCTCAGGGTAATCCTGTCACGGGATTTGCCCTTGCTGGCAATAACCTCACTCTCACGCTTCAGGATTCCACATCTTACGTTGTAGATGTCACATCTCTGGGTGTGGACGAGAATAAGTTCGTTCAAAGCGGATCTCTATCAGGTAGTGACCTAGAGCTAACCATGAGCGACTCGTCCACTGTAACGATTGACGCCACCAACATGGTCAACGGATCGCAGCTACTAGCTCCCAATGTGAGCAATCAATCCTTCGATATCACAGAGGGCGAGTCTCTCAATGCACAAATCGTCTCAACTGACTACATCGTCAATCAGTGGGCTGAGACCGATGCGCCTAGCTGGGTCTCCTTAAATCAAAGCACTGGTGTGCTGTCGGGAATAGCTCCTGCTTTCGCTGGAACATCCGCAGACACCATCCTGATCAACTGCAAAGCAGCCAACGCCCTCGGAGGGGTGGTGACCTTTCAGGTGACACTCAACGTGCAGGAGTTGACCTACACTAATACTAAATCTCTCTTCTTTGAGGATGGTGTAAGCTCCTACCTTGGCGCTAACGCTTCTCTATTATCCGGGGTCCTAGGGCGCACGGGTAACGGTTCTGGCAGTTCGGACGCGTGGACGATCTCCCTATGGTATAAGGCATCCTCGGAGAGCGCGGGACAGACTATCTTCTACTTCGGTGACAACGACCTTCAAAACGGTGGTTATATAGAGTTGAGACAGACTAACCAAAGCGGTCAGAAGCGTCTTCGGCTGAGATACGGGTCCGACGGTAACTACCTGCAGTTCACCACACCCACCGGTAGCCTCGTCGCTGGCACTTGGCAGCACATCCTAGTAACTTACGATGGAGGTTCGACCGGCTCATCTTCCGCGTCCATGTCTAGCTACTACAGTAGATTTGGCATCCATGTTGACGGGGTGGCGCAGACTACATCAAACGCGCACAGTAACTACGGTTATACAGGCAGCGTCGATGCGGACAACTACCGCATCGGGCGCATGGCGTCGGGTAACTACCTACGTGATGCGAGAGTGAACCAGATTGCCGTTTGGGACTCCGATCAGAGCGCCAACATCTCCACGATCTACAACAGTGGAAGCACTCAGGATCTCTCCCTGTTGTCACCCGCTCCTTCTCACTACTACGAGATTGAAAGCAGTGTCACCACAGTGCAAGATTTAATAGGTAATGCACACTTCGTTGGGTATAACTTCTCCTCCTCGGACTTAGTAACTGATACACCTTAAATAACTACAAATCATGGCAATTAACTTTCCATCAGCACCCAACTCGGGGGATGTACACACAGTCGGCTCCATCATCTGGAAATACAACGGCAAAGCGTGGGACTCCCTGTATGAGCCATCTGCCCCCGCTCAGGTGGGTCTCAGCAATGTAGACAACACCAGCGACGAGGATAAGCCTGTATCAACCGCGCAACAGGCAGCACTCGACGCACTCACCAAGGATGATGTGGGGCTGGATAACGTGGATAACACCAGCGACATGAACAAGCCCGTGTCAACTGCCCAGCAAGCGGCAATCGACGCAGCGGGTGGAGGTTCCAGCTTCGACCAGGATCTCAACACCACAGACTCACCAACGTTCGCCACGCTCACCACGACGAACACCGTTGCAACGGATGTGTATGCTGTGGATGTTTCAACAACAGGCACGGTGACTGCGACCAACCTCTCTGTCACAGATGTGTATGCGGGTAACGTGGGAGCGGACAATGTTGATGTTGATGCGGATATCACCACAACCAACCTCGACGCATCAGGCACGGTGACTGCTGGCACAGTGACTGCGGACGAGGTAAGCACGGACACCTTCCAAGTCGCATCGGGTGGATACGCCTTCAAGTCAGGAGTCACCACTATCGCTTCTTTTTTCGCTGGATCTGCCACTATTCGCGGAAATGTTCTCCCGGGCATCAATGGTATTTACGATCTAGGGGCGAGCTTTGCTCGATGGGATGATCTCTTTGTAGAGAGGGTTGACGCATCAGGCACGGTGACTGCTGGTGGCTTCGTTGGAACTCCTCAGACACTCACAGATGCCGCGACGATCACCTACGACCTTGCTGATGGCCACAACGCCAAGGTGACGCTCACGGCGAGCAGGACGCTCTCATTGCCCTCAAACCTAGCAGAGGGAGCGTCAGGAGTGCTTACTATCACTCAGGACGGCACAGGGGGCCACGGTCTCACGCTGGCCTCTGGATGGTTCGTCTCTGCTGGTGCTCTGTCTGACATCTCAGCCCTTGGAGCTAGCGAGCAGGCCCAGATCACTTGGTATGCCTACGAGTCCAACAAAGTAAACGCCACCATTCTCCCACTACAGTAATGCCATTCGCCTTGCCCGGTTTCTTTCGCACGTTGGGTGCTGATCTCGACTTCTCGTCGGCCTTCCTCTACGTTGCTGCTGATGACTCAGCCGATCTAGCCAGTATCCTAGCTGGCACGTATGACTTCACCACTGTGGGCGCTATCAACGGGACTATCGTGGTAGCCACGGAAGAGGGCACATACAGCGCCGGTATCTCACTGGATGCCACAACTACCTATGATCTGTATTCGCAGGGAGTCTCGAATTCCCACAATGGGTTCATGGACACGCCTGTGGGATATGCCATCTTCCCGTCACCCTTGAGTGATGGTGAGATCGCTCAGGCTGAAGCTCACTTTGTCGCGGAGGGTGCTGCTCCAAAGAGTGCATTTGGGAGTGTTACAAACTTTACTGATGGTTGGAGAAATTGCAGAACTATTGCAACATTTCCTTTAATTGATACCTCATCTGCAGATTCATTCTTTCGAACATGGAACTCATGTGAGAGCCTTATATCCTTCCCTGAGTTAGATTCATCATCAGTAACTTCATATCGTCAAGCATGGCAAAACTGCTCCTCCCTCACATCATTTCCCCTGCTCAACACTTCATCGGGGACGAACTTCAATAGCACATGGCGTGACTGCACCTCCCTCACATCATTCCCACTGATTAACACTTCGTCAGGATCGAACCTTACTGCTGCATGGCAAAGCTGCACCTCCCTATCATCTTTCCCGTTGATTGATACTTCAGCAGCAACTACCCTTAACCGAACATGGTCCACATGCAGTTCACTCACATCCTTCCCAGCAATTAATGCTTCTCTATCAACAGACTTCTTCCAAACATGGAATGGCTGTGTCTCCCTCACATCCTTTCCGTTAATTGATGTTTCATTGGGACAAAGATTCAGCTTTACTTGGCAAAAATGTACTAACCTTACAACATTCCCTGCTGGTTTCTTTGATAGTTGGTCTCCCGCTTCTTTAATCAGCCAAGTCTTCAACCTGACATGGGACGGTTGCACCTCCCTCACCGCTCAGTCTGTGGAAAACATCCTAACATCCCTCGACACCAGCGGAGTCTACGGAACCAACACAGGGGCAAGCGGAGGCACTCAGCTATCAGACAGCACAATCGACATCGACTACGATGGGACCACATTGTCAGGCGCGACAACCACAGCGATCGCCAGCCTCAAGCTGAAGGACTGGGCCATCTCAATTAACTCAGTCATCCAATAACATGCCTAAAGCATCACAAATCACATTTAACGGTGGAGAACTCACTGAGTTCATGGACCCCAGGGTTGACACTGGGAAGTATTCCAAGGGCTGCCAGACGCTCGAGAACTTCAACCCCATGCCATTCGGGACGATCCTGAGTGCACCCGGGACTGAGCATATTACCACCACAAAGCATGCTGACAGGAAAGCTCGCCTAGTCCCCTTCAGCTTCTCAAAGGATGATGACCTCATGGAGATCGAGGTGGGTCATGAGTACCTTCGCTTCTTCCTCAACCAAGCCCCTGTAGCCCCTCCCACCCCTTCCGCATGGGTGACAGCGACACCATACGCGGTGAATGATTACGTGACCGAGGGCGGCAACTCTTACCGATGCCTGATAGCTCATACATCAGGGACATTCTCAACAGACTTAGCAGCAGAGAACTGGGAGATCTCCACTGTTCTGGAAGTCGCCTCACCATACCAAGAGGAGGATATCTTCGAGCTTCAGTTTGAGCAGATCAACGACATCGTGATGATCGTCCATCCTGATTACGAGGAGAGCACTTTGATCAGGAAGGCGAATAATGACTGGGAGCTTCAGACGATTGATTACTCCGCATCTCCAAACTACCCGGCCCTCGCCCCCTTCAACACCACAGACACAACCCTGTCATTGCAGGGTTCTGTCGAGCAAGTGGGTGATACACCCACATTGATCGCATCCACGGATCTATTTAGCGCCGACAGCGTGGGGCAAATCATCAGCATTACTCATGACCGTGAGGATGTGACGCAACGGTTCAGATTTGACACCACCCTCCTCACCCCTGCGGAATCACCCACTTTTCTCGCTTATGGAGATGTAGTTTTTGAGACATCTGGAACAGCTACATATGGGGTGATTCTCGAAGAGTCTAAAACCCCAGGAATCTCTGGATCATGGAAAACTAGGAGGCAATTCGATGTTATCGGGAACGAGCGGAACGAGAGGACAACCTTTTCTGTTGCGGAGCCAATATACCTGAGAGTGCGTCCTATCAATCACTCTGATGCGACCAACTCTGGTTACGGAGTCACGATTCTAGAGGTGAGCACGCCCACTGTCGACGGACTTCTCAAGGTGACTGGTTACAACGGAGACCCCACCACGGTCTCCACCGAGGTTATTGAGCCATTTCTTCGAGGTGATGCCACCACTGAGTGGCGGGAGCAATACTTCAGCAAGAGGCGAGGATACCCGAGGGCGATCTGCTTCCATAAGGAGCGGCGCTGCTTGGGCGGGGATGATGTGTGGTTGTCTCAACCTGGAAACTACTTCAATTATCGTGCAAGGAATGATGCTGACTCTGGTTTCATGGTGGGCGTAAATCGCAACGGCGCTCCGCACGTACAATGGCTTGAGAGCCTTCGCGAGCTTAGGGTGGGGACAAACCTAGCGGAGGGAGTGATCGTGCAGGAGAACACGACTGATGCCTTCGGGTATAACAACTACGACCTCAGATGGGACACCAACCACGGATCGAATAAGCTAAGGGCAGAGGCAATCAACGGCACTGTGCTTTACCTCCAGCAAGAGGGGCGAACTCTTCGGAATCAGGAGATCACAGGTATCGAGGATTACTACTCATCGAACGCGGAGACAACTCTAGCGGATCACATCCTTGAGGGTGGGGTCACTCAGACGGCCTATCAGCGCCAGAGATACCCTACTTGGCACGGTGTGCGTAAGGATGGGGAGCTTGCTAGCATGCTTTACGAGAAGAATCAGAACATCTTCGCTTGGTATCGTCGCAAGACAGATGGTGAGATTGAATCAATCTCGGTCAATCCACGGGCTGATGAGGAAGATCAAGTCTGCTATATCGTCAAGAGGACTGTGAATGGAGCAACCGTTCGCAACGTCGAGTATGTCAAGTTGGGTCAGTATCGTGGACTCCAGAACGATGACACCTCAGAAATGTGGTTTGTCGATGACGGAATCAGAGTCGAGGGATCGGGCATGACGAGCGTTAGTGGGCTGGAGCATCTGGAGGGTGAGAGTGTCGCTATCTTGTGCGATGGTGCTAAGATCGCAGAGAGAACCGTGTCGGGCGGTTCTGTATCCCTCGACTACCCCACCGATATTGCTATCATTGGTCGCCCATATGAGTATACAGTCATCCCTATGTTCTTAGAATCCCAAGGAACGATGGGTGCGACAAAGAAGATTACCAACGCAATAGTAAGACTCTGGAAATCAGGGACTTGCAAGATGCGCGTTAATGAGGGTGATTGGAGCACGCTGTCCTTTCCCAATTTCCAGTCAAGTCAAGCCCCCCTATTGCAGACGGGAGACTCAGCAAAAGTCACGGTTAATGGAGACTGGAGCAGAAATACTGCTATTGAATTAAAAGGGAGATCACCCCTTCCGCTCAACGTTCAAGCGATCACGCTGGAGTTTCAGGTGTCAGGAAAATGATGGAGGTCGAGACATACACCTATGAGGACACGGATGAGTCGCACTCTCTGTATCTCATGATCGAAAGTTGGTTCGAGGGTCGCTTCCCTGAGCCTGAGCTACTTCCCAAGCTGGGAGTACTGGTCAAGGAGGATGATGAATATCTCTGCTTCGTTTGTGCTGACATGAGCAACAACATCCCTCGCGCCTATATAGATTACCTGATGACAAATCCAGAGATCGGGGCACTGAGGAGATACAAGGCTGCCAAGCTCGCGGAAGAATTCCTCTGTGAGCGTCTCCGGGATCATGGATACAGCTTGATCTACGGAATGACTCCTCACGCTGGTATAGCCTCCCTGTCCCAGAAGCTGGGGTTTCAGGTGGACATGAAACCAAATTTAGCAATCTACAAACTACTATAACACATGGCCGCACTACCATTAATCTCAGTCATTGGAACCGCGATAGGAGCGGGGACACAAGTCTATTCCGCTATCCAGCAGAGCAAGGACGCTGAGGCTGCCGCGAAGTTCAACGCTGAACAGACTCGCAAGGCCGCTAAGATCAAGGAGCTTGATGACCGGGAAAACGCACTCCGCAAGCAGGAGGCTAATCGGAAGCATCTCGGTGCTCGTCGTGCTCACCTGCTAGAGAAAGGCAATGGGATCATCGAGGGTGGTGATGCGGACTTCCTCGATGAAGAGGTGGGTAATCTCGAACTCAGCATCATGGATGCCTCCACTAGGTCTCAGAGAGCTCAGGCCGGTTACGCAAATCAGGCGTTCCAGTATGACTTCCAAGCGCAGCAAGCTAAAAGCTCGCGTGGCATCAACACTGCTGCTGCCGCAATAAAGGGCTTCAACGCAATCGCTAAATCATACGGTGACAACTATGGCTTCGGTGGAGGCCCAGACGTATCAGGAGCTAAGAAGGCTGAAGTGGTCCCGGGGACATGGCACCCCAAATCAGCCGAATATTAAAAACTCAAGAACATGGCACAACCAATCGGAAAAGGACAAGCTGGTGGACAAATCCCACAGCAGAGGGCAGGAGATCTCTCCGCGACTACTCGCGCTATCAGTAACCTCGGGGGAGCTATCGCTCAGACCGGGCAGCTCGCTGAGCAGATGCATGAGGAGCAGAAGCGTCAGTGGACCGGGAAGGCTGAGCTCCAATTCACAGAGGCAGAGTCTGCATTGCAGGTCAAGCTCGCGAAGACTCCCGACCCAAGTAAGCATGAGGAGATCGCTCGCACTCACTTCGAGGAGGCCAAGGCCAAGATCCTCAACAACGAGTCCTACACCGGGAAGTTTCGCAATGAGCTCGCTGAGAGACTCAATCACGCCGGGGCAATGCGACTCAACAAGATCACTACTGACGCATCTCTCCAGCAGGTTCGCAATGGTCGCCAGATTAATAATGAGCGGATCAAGAATCGCTTAGCTGACAACGATTACGCTGGAGCTGCCCAGCTTATCAATGAGGGCGTCGGAGTTTATCTGACTCCAGAGATGGCTCAGGTGCAGCTCGAGGAGGTTGGCATGCGTCAGGAAGATCACGCTAAGAAGCAGGTCAAGGAGGATGCGATCAACGAGATTGCATCGGATCCTATTGGCTGGGCTGAGCGCAATCAGGAGCCATGGGAAGGTGACATGGCAGGCGACTGGGTGACCCTCCAGAGTCACGCTAAGACGGTGCGCCGGAATAAAGGTTACGAGGAGACCGATAACGTCCTCGATTTGATTTATAGCGACGAGCTCACAGACCCGGAGAAGATCGAGCAGATGACTCCACACTTGAGGCCCAAGGCCCGAGAGTCATTACGCGCCGAGCACATCAAGAGGCAGGAGTATCTAGCCGAGGGAATCAGGTCTAGCAGCGTAGATCAGGACTCATTGATTGGAACAGTGGGCGACTTACTTTCAAAGTATGAGGCTGAGGAGACAGAGGATTTCGATGACGCATATGTTCATTTGGATAGCTTGATCCGGGACATCAAAGACCCGGCGCAGAAAGCTGAATACAATCGTCAACTCAAGGCTAAGAGGGCTGGTCAATGGGCCGAGTCTAAGGAGAAGAGGGATGTCGTTTTCAAGGTATTCGATGAGGCTATTGAGGGCAGCGAAGCCCTAGTGCCGGAGACCACCCAAGGTGAGGAGATGTCACTAAGCTCACACCTGTATGATGATTTCCTGTCCGATCCAGAAAACCTACTAGGCGCGGGGTTTAGTCAGGAGCATACTAATGAGATCGTAAAGGCTTCCAAGGCTTGGTATGGTGAGGGAAACCGCAAGGGTAAAGATCCCGAGGAGTTAGTGAAGCGGCATTGGAGTGCCGGAGTTAAGCAAGATGATGATTATCCGGCAGGGAAGCGAGCCGTTCTTGATGCGATCCGTCATGAGAAGACCCCATCTTCTACTGTAGTCGATCCCACGGCAGCAGGTAGAGCGGAGATGCTCGAGCGTGAGCGCAAGGTGGAGAATACCCGCATCAAGGGTCAGCTTCGTCAGAAGTTTATCAAGTGGTTTGATCTTAACCCAGACGCTAGCCCTGAAGACATTCAGCAGAAAGCTCACGGCTTGGGGGTTGAGTTCACAACAGAGAGCATTAAGTCGAAGATGCTTCAGAAGCAGGGTGATCGGCCCACCGCGTCAGTGGGAACTGGTGACACCTTCCGCGTGGCGAGCAGCTACCTTGGAGTGCGCGAGCTTGCTGATGCCGCTAGCAATCCCCAGATTGATAAGTGGATCAGAGACATAAACCCCGATCTCGCCACGGATAGCACCGCTTGGTGTTCAGCCTTCGCGCACGCAGTAGCTGAAGAGTCTGGATACAAGGGGAGCGGCAAACTGAATGCTAAGTCTTGGCTAGGGGTGGGTGACGAGGTTCCGGCGAAGCAGGCCCAGCAAGGTGATGTCGTGGTCCTGTGGCGAGACAATAAATCATCGTGGAAGGGTCACGTTGGATTCTTTCACGGATACGACAAGAAAGGGAACATTCGCGTCCTTGGCGGCAATCAAGGGAACGAGGTATCCATCAAGACCTACCCCTCCAATAGACTCCTCGGGGTCCGCAGACTCAAAGAACTTAACGCATAAACTATGGCAACCACTATTACCTCTAACGAAGGATACACCTCAAGCGTCTCACCAGACCCGATCCCAGAATTCAAACCATCTTCCTTCGCAGAGAATGATTCATTTGAGATGGATCTTCTGCGCCCGTCCATTGAGGCTGAGAAGAAGTATCAGGAGGAAGGTCTCAAGATCCGACGCACGAACTACGAAACGATCAAGAAGCACACGCTCGACTTCGACAACTTCGAGCCCGAGCAGACTAGCGAGGTCAGGCATCGGGTGCTGGCGTCTGGATATCTCGACTCCATGTTCCGTGAGGAGGATCGCCCATCCAATGATCACGACATCCTGCGTGACTCTGTCGCCAAGTCTCGCTTCGGCGGCGAAGGCGTTGGAAGTGATGAGGCTTTTGTGGCAGCTATCCGAAAGGATTTCGAGGGAGAGAATGAGAGGCAGAAGTTCTATGACAATGCTGATCGACAGGCTACGCTCTCCGCGTTCCTTGGTGGCGGCAGAGTAAAGACGGAGTTTCAGCAGTCAATGGTGGGTAACCCACTCGCCAAGAGTGAGCGGCTGGAAATTAACGAACGCTGGCAAAAGACGCAGGAGAAGATCGAGGATAAATACGGCGCGTCACTACTGTTCGATATCAGGACAACCTTCAGCGATATGCAATCAGACCCCGACAAGTGGTTGATGCACGCATCGCACCGCACCAGAAACTACACGGACGAGGAGAAAAATCTGTTCATGTTCGCGTTGCGCGATCTCGCGACCGCTTACCCCTCAGAGGTCTCATCCACATTCGGCGGGAACTTCGCAAAGGGAACCAGTCGTGGTGTTGGTGGCGCACTTGATAAGGGGTCTGAGGCAGCAATGGAGTTTTTCCGCAATGCGGGTGTGGGGGTTCATAATGTCTTCGTCGCTCCGTTCGCGGAGAACCTAGGGACAGAAAGCTCGAAGGCGTGGTCTGAGGAGAAGCGTCAGAACGACAAGGATTGGCTCAAGCGTGAGCGTGACGCGGTGGATTTTCAGGCTGAGCTTCGAGATGTGTTCGAGCAGGACTACGCTCCTACGCAACCCTTAGCCCCCAAGGATACGTCGCTGCGTGCGATAGAGGAGGGTGTATACGCGATCCCCGGCGCGATCACAACAAGTGCCGTGGCATTCATCCCTGTGGTTGGCATGCCCTTATCCTTCGGGATGATGAAGGAGTTTGATCGCGAGAAGTATCGTCGCGAGATCCTTGCTGATGGTGGGTCTAGGGATGATGCGTATCGTCTCTCTGGCGGGATGTCGATGGTGTCAGCGGTTCCTAACATGCTACTGGAAAAGTTTCAGTCATACGGATTAGCTGGAAAAGTTCCCGGTCTCGGCAAGGTTTTCAACAAGATTGATGATATTTTCGCCAACAAGGTGGGTCGCTTTGGGACGAAGATGCTGGTAGCTGGCGCAGCGGAGACCGCTGTGGAACTTACGCAACATGCAAACACTGACTTGGTGCAGGATATCACAAGCTCTTTTAAGTCTGCTGTTCCAGGTATTGAGTGGAAGAACGGCAAAGATGGTCACTTCGATGGATACTTCAATAAGACCCTGACAACCTTCGTGGCGGTTGCGCCATTGGGCGTGATGGTTGCTGGGCGCGGCTTGACGCAGGAGCGGAGAGCGGAGGCCATGAAGCAGGCTTCCCCGTTGGAGCGCAAGGCATTCGGAATCACGGAGGAAGCTAGTGCGAAGTTGGATGCGGCTCAGACCCCGCGTGAGATGGTGCAAGCTTTTCAGGACGCGGTGAAGACTCGCGCCCCGTGGACGGAGACGGCCCAAGAGAGTGTCATGGAGTTGGAGGAGATGCACAAGATGCGCACTCAGACCAATGAGGACGCTGAGACATTCGGTGTCTCCCCATCCGTGCGAGTAGCCCCCGACAAGTCAACCTTCGAGGTATTCGATAGGTTGACTGGTGACACACTCGCGGAGGTTAATACAGCACAAGAGGCAACCGAGGAGGTGTTCAATCAGCTTCAGATGAAGGAGCAGGAGAGTCGCCAGTATTTCCAGCAGCTACTCGCGTCCTTCGAGGCGGCATCCTTGGATGTTGAGCAGTCAGGTGAAGCTGTAGAGGTTGGAACAGGAACATTCACAGATGCGGATGCTGAGGCTGCTATGCCCGGCTCCGATAGAAGGCTCCAGACAGAGCGTGAGCTTCTTGAGCAGCGCGATGGTGGAACTGGCGCGGTCGCGCAGGAAGTGATGTCAGAGGGGCGGTCTGGGCACATTGCGGGGGTGTATGTCCCAGCGGGTCAGATGGGACGCAAGGAAGCGGTCACGCAGCTACACAATAGCGCCAGCGTTCTCACACTTATCCATGAGCGAGGACACGCAAAACGCCGCAAGCTCATGGAGTCCGGTGCTTGGACGCGAGAGGATCAGATCTCCTCATTGCGGGGGCTGGACAATCTTATCACCAAATCGGACGAGAGGTTTATGCCTGAGAACTTTGAGGAGTTAAGTGGATACGATCAAGAGGTCGCCATCGATGAGGCGATCGCTGAACTCTCTGAGGTTCTAGCACTCAACTCCCGCAAAGGAAAGAACTCCAAGATGGGTGGTCTCATCCAGCGCAACCTGTCCGCAATGGTGCAGGCTAGGATACCCGGCGCAGCACAACTCAAGTCCTTCATTGGGTCGATGCGTGACTTCTTCGGGCTTCAGCTTAAGCGTGCCACCATTCTCAGGAAGGCAGTGCGTGACGGTAATCTCGATCAGGCTCAGGTAGATAAACTCACCGATATGCTGGTGGGGACTAACTCTCAGGAGGTCTTCGAGCAGGAGCGTGATGCGATACCTACGCAGATGGTGGATGGTCAGCAGGTGGATACTCCACTCTCGCCAGCTCCTCTTTCCATCGCGGAGGAGGCACAAGCCAAAGCGACGGAAGAAATCCAAGAGGAGTTGGGTCTTGGTCCAGAGGTTGATGCGTGGTTTGACGATGCACTCGGGGCGGCAGATAAGGGATGGGTGTGGTATACCACCAGCCGAATCGACACGGTGTTGCGCAGGGGTGAAATTGAACAGGCTGAGACCCTCCTCCGCAGGCTGGAGGTTGCTCTCACAAAGATGGAGCCCCTTTCGAAAGGAGCGAGTGAGACGCTTGAGGAGGCGCGGCTTGAGGAGGCGCGCCAAGACATTAAGGATGCCAAGGTTGACACCTCAAGCCCATCCTTCTCCATCACGCCAGCGGATACCTCCTACAGAATCCAGCACCAACCATCCTCCGATGATGCCACCCTGAACGATCTCACGGAGATGTTCGGTGAAGACATTTACGGCCCGAATGCGGCTCAGTATTACGGAGCAGGAATGGCTGGCGAAAGTGAGGTGCTTGATATCTTCAAGAAAGTGAGAGGGAATCCCGAGGCAAAAGTGAAGATTTATCGAGTTGTTCCAGCGTTTGCCGATCAGATTAATCCGGGCGACTGGGTTACTATTTCCAAGGCGGCGGCTGATGAGATGAATCATTCTGGATTCCTTGGTGGAGATTCCAGCGGGAATCCTCAAGAATCAAAGATCATCAGTAAGGTTGTTACGGCAAAGGAGGTAACGTGGCCCGGCGACTCCATGCAGGAGCAGGGGTATTTCCCCTCAAGCCCCTCCTTCTCCATCACGCCGAATGGGTCTTATGAGAAAGGCGGGTCTTGGTATCACTCAACAGACGCTAACCTCGACGGGAAGCGGCTGGAGCGGTGGGCTGACGGCGGTTCAGATATGGGCGGCATTTTTCTTTCAGATGACTCCCTAGAGGGGAAACGATATTCGTTGAACTATGGGAGAAATACTTACAAAACTCAAATCAACCTGGAGAGTGATGAGGTTTTCAATCTAGGGAATCATGAACACAGGGAAAGAGTTGAGGGTGTTGAGCTTTTTGATGCAGTCGGAACAGACTTTATCCGAACAGCACTTAATTCCGAGAGGGATGGCACTCTCGATTGGTCTGTCGTTGAGCCAGAACTGCTTGAGGCGGCAGGATTCAAAGCTGCGATTTTGTTCGAGAGACCAGCCGGAGAATTTGGGGCCCAGCCAGTTAGATCGATAGCGGTATTTGACGCTGACTCGATTGGGGATCTTGAGAGAGTTTCGGACAAGAGCAGGGACGAGATCAGCTTCTCCCCCGGCGATGCGCGTATGTTGTCAGATCTCTCTGAGAATGTCATGCGTAGGGTTCGCGCTCCTGAGGCTAGGGCTGTTGTCTTTGAGCAACTGGTTGACCGTATCGACGCATTGAAGCGTGATATCGCCAAGCTAATCTTCGGTGGCACGGTTGTGCAGGAAGCTCTGCCTGATGCTCGCTCGATGAAGTCGCTCAAGAAGGAGGCTGCGTTTAGGCAGGCTGATCTGCGTGAGCAGTATGAGAAAGATGGAGTGGAGCAACCCGCGAAGAAAGCTCGCACCGAGGCCAATGAGTGGCTGGAGGAGCAGGTCGCCCAGCAAAAGAAATACTACAATCCAGTAGCTCGCATTCGTCGCTCGCTGGTGATGTATGATGCGCTCCTCAAGACTTTGCCACCAGAGCTTCGCGGGAAAATGGGCGGCTTCGTCCAGATCGGCAAGCTGAATAGCGACAAGGCCCGACTCGAATTCCTCGAGCAGAAGGTTGAGCAGTTGGATATCGAGGTGGACAAGTGGATCTCCGGCAAGCATCGCAAACAGATCGAGGAGATCTTCAAAGCCAATCGCCCGAAGAAGAAATCAAGCGGTCAACCCAAGGTTGACTCTGATGCCACCTACGCCGATCAGGTGATGAAGATCGAGAAGCTCTCGAAGCTCACCCGTGATGAGGTTGAGGCGAAGATCTTGAAGGTTGACGGCAAGCTGGAAACCGAGACGGACGAGACTAAGATCCAGAAGCTCACAGAGAAGCGGGATAGCTTGTCCGTCTTCGGCAACATCGACGGCATGAAGGCTAATGCCTTAGGCGACTTCTATCAGAACCTCAACACGATCCACAGGCAGGGTAAACTCCTGAAGGCGATGACTGATGAGCAGTTCAATCAATTCCTACAGGAGACTATCGGGATGGTTAATGATGATGTCACTGGCGGGAGGGGTGATCTCACTCAGTCTGAGATCAAGATGATGAGCGAGAGTCGGAGGAAGAAGAAGATCAACCTGAAGTATATCGGCGCGGAGAATATTGAACTGGAGGGAATGAGCGACTTCCACCGGAAGAACCTCCCCTTCGAGTGGCTACTGAACAACCTCGCTCGCGGCAACAAAGATGCTGAGACAATGAAGAGCAAGACGCATGAGCGACTCGCGACGATGGTTCACCTCTCCACAACCCGAGAGGATCGGGCCAACATGGACACACAGGAGAAGTATAGGGAGGTGCTGGGTGAGATATTCGGCGTGAAGGTCGGTGGTCAGCTTAGTACTGGAACAGGTATCGAGGATCTGATGGAGGAGTTGGAGCGGGTCGAGGAGACCAATATCTCCAAGATGGAGTATGGTAAGGAGGGTCGCTCTACCGCGAAGCGTATTCCAGCATCCAAAGTGCAAGCTATCCTTAATGGGGAAGCCACGATTGAGGGGCTTGGTATCAGCGAGGCTGACTGGGCTGCGATACAGGTTAGATATGCTGAGATCCAAGAGAGTGGAAAGAACATCAAGGATAACACGAGGGTGGAGTATGAATCTCAGACCGAAGGTGAAGCGAAGATGATGTCCCTCTCTCGATCCCAGGCACTCAACCTCACCATGCTCTGGAGACAGGAGGGGCTCAGGGGTTCAATGGAACATGAGGGCTATTCTGAGCAGACCATGAAGGACATGGAGGAGTTCTTAACACCGGAGGATAAACGTCTCCGCGATTGGTTGACGATTCAATACGAGGACAACTACCACAAGATCAATAAGGTATTCCGTGCGCAGAATGGATTCAGTCTACCTAAGACGGACTTCTACTCACCAGCAATTCGCATCGCTCTGAAGGAAGCGAAGGATATGAGTATCGATAGCGAGGGTAGGCAGGCTATGTCGGTTGATCCCAACTTCACGATTACGCGCACCGCTAACAAGGCCCCAATGGATCAGAAGGCTGGCGCTCTCAGTATCTATATCTCGCACACCTTGCAGACCAATCACTACACCTCTTGGGCCGATACCGTAAAAACGCTTCGTTCCGTATTCTCGGATGGTGTCTTGAGGGATAACATCAAGGGGTATGTCGGGACTGATGCGTTGCGCACGATTGAGGAGAGGATTCAGTGGTTCGCTGATGGTGGTAACCGGAAGGCGACACACATAGCATGGATGGATAAGCTGAGAGCAGCACACACCTACAACTCCCTTGCGTTTAAGTGGGCGATTGCGGTGAAGCAGCTTACCTCGATACCCGCGTATGCTTATGATATGGGCTTCGTCAACTTCGCAAAGTATGGAGCGAGATGGATGAAGAATCCTGTGAAGAACATGATGGAGATGTGGAACACTGACTACGTCCAGAACAGATTCAAGAAGGGCTACGAGCGCGACGTGATTGACGGGTTACGAACTAAGGCTGGAGCGAATAAGTTCAAGAAGGCTCTACAGGTCGGAATGCTCTCGGGCAAACTTGGTGACATCGTGCCGGTCATGATGGGGGGGTGGATAGCTCGCGAGCACGCATATGATCAAGCGAAGCGTGATGGCATGACTGATGCGGATGCGAAGCGCAAAGCTGAGGTTGTGTCTGAGATGGTATCAGATCGCTCGCAGCAGGCTGGTGGTCTAAAAGACTTATCAACATTTCAAGGTGATGGGTCGGTGTTCAAGCTCTTCACCATGTATAAGACATCGCCGCGTCAATACTACGCCAACGTCTATGAATCCGGCTTGGATATGCTCGCCGGTAAGAAGGGGTCGAAGACGCAGTTTGCACGGAGGTTTGCTATCAGTCATATGCTCCTCCCGCTCACCTTTCAATTCGTGAGCGACATCACCCGCATGGGTCTACGTCCCGACGATGAGGATGCTTTCTCGGGTGAGAACTACTTGAGGGCGATGCTGCTTGGGCCTTTGAACGGTCTGTTCATCGCTGGCGATGCGCTGGATATCGCTATCAGCGCCATCTCAGGAGCTAAAGTTTGGGCGAAGGAGATCCCGATACTTGGCGGTGTCATGGAGGCAGCGCGAGGTGGAGATCTTGAAGATGCTGCGGATAACATCATTCGCGGCATAGGAAAGCTAACACCGGGCGCATTCACCTTCTACGACATCATCACGGATGAATACAGGCGACTCATGAACTGATCGGTGCTGCAATCCTATGTCCTTCACTTACAACTAAAAACCAGATACCAAAGATTCTATGTCACTTCCAGACGTTCTCCCAATTGCCTCGTATAGTGGTAACGCTAGCACCAGCACAGCTTACCCCTTCCCCTTCAAGGTGTTAGCGGCATCACACGTCAAGCTGTATATTGACGGGGTGCTATCCACTGATGCCATCACGGTGACAGGGGTGGGTGATGAGGCTGGAGTCGATGTTACCACCAGCGTGGCATACACCTCGGAGCAGCAGGTCACCCTGAGGCGCGAGGTTCCATTCAGTCAAGAGACTGACTTGGTTGAGGGTGGTAGGCTACGTGAGGAGAGTCTGGAGAATGCTCTGGATTACGGTGTGATGCAGGCCCAGCAACTCAAGGAGGAGCTAGGTCGCGCAGTTAAATTCCCACCAGGCAGCTCTGGTTCCACACTCCCAAGCTCCACCAATTCAACGATTGGTCAGGATGCCAACGGGGATCTGGTCAGCCGGACAGCCCAAGAGGAGCTTGACCACTTAGGGGTTGGGACAGCAGCAACGGAGGCGTCCGCGTCAGCAGCAGCAGCAGCAACCAGTGAGACCAACGCCGCCACCAGTGAGACTAACTCTGGAACCAGCGAGACAAACGCAGCCGCCAGCGCAGCAGCAGCAGAGGCTAGCAACGTCAACGCTTCGACAACACTAGGCGACCTCTCCAGCAAATCCTTCCCTGTCTACCGGGTAGGGAAAACCATTTTCGCAGCCGATATCACCTCGGATTTAACCATGAATTTCCCCGGTGGCGGCTCCCTCACACTCAAAACCTCAGAGCGTCCATACACTGAGGCCAATGCGACCAACGCCAATGATCCCGGTGGTGCGAATGTGACCGACTACATCACGGACATAATCAACATCATCAACGGGGATGTGCGGGACCACGACACCTCCGAAGACTCGGGACTCTCAGGTTGGACTGCATCAGGAAACGCCATCACAACCGTTAGCAATGCGACCCCCATCACTGGGTGGAGCGCGAAACTCGCCACGGATGGAGGAGTTGATATTCCCGGAGTCATGGATCTCACCTACTACGGATCTGATAACACTCCGCTGACCGTCCCTCTCCCCCTGGAGATTCGGGCAAGCACCGAGTCCTCTCCACCAGAGCTTCCGTATGTTTCTTACCACGCCGCACAAACCCTCACGGAGTCCCAGAAGACTCAGGCGCGTGACAATATAGGCATACAAGATAGCGCGGATGGGACTAGCTTCTCAGAAGTCGCCCCCATGATGGTTAAGGCTGGACTAGGGACTCCTTTTAAAGATCCAGATGTGGAGTCGGTTCTGACAGCTACCTCCACAACTGATGATCTTGGGGTCAATCATTACCGGCGACTCATCACTGGGCTGAAGGATCTCGGCATCTGGTCAAAGCTCGAAAGCGGATTTCTCTTTGGTGATAACCATCAGTCCTCCTCCACAACCCTCCAACCAATCAAGGGTAGCAATACCGCCACGGGATCAGGCACTAATAACGATTACGATGTCAGCTTGAATGGCACATCGAACGGATATTTGGTTTCAAATGCGAATGCAGACACCGCCGCTGCGGGTCGCGCACTAGTGACGATCTACACGCACGACGAGGGTACGGGGCCGAACGCCCTCCTGTCTAACTACGAAGGTGGATCGAATCGCGGCATGGTGATGACGGTGGCAGGGTTGCCGATCGGAGGGGCAATCATTCCCACGTATGCGGACAACCTTTTCGGCCTCGGTAGTGTTGATGGCTCAGCCGTCACCGCTATGCCTGATGTTGAGGCTGCGAATGACGGGCAATGGAGCTTTGGAGCACTCAGTCTTGATGATGGAAATCTCACGATCATGGGCAACTCGCGAGAAGTGGAGACTCTTCCGCTTTCAACGGTCTGGGTAGATCGCCCAAATTGGGGGATCGGAAAGAACCCGAATAGTAGCTACTTCCATACCGGCAGGATCGCCACATCGCTCATCTTCAAGGAAGGTCTGAGCAACGGGGAACTGTTCAACCTTCGCCTTCTCTTGGAGTCAATACTGGCTGATGTCATAGACTTCCAGCCCTGTATCGTATGGGAGGGCAACTCTCTGACCGCTCAGAATTCGGGTGGAGGCACACCTCTCGCCAATAAAGTGATGGCGAACGCCGCGTGGGATGATGTAAGATTTGAGGTCTTGGCTACTGGTGGCGCGAAGCAGACCCAGAGAGTCGAGGCGCAATACTACAACCAAGCTCGTCGATGGGTTGCTGCTGGCAAAGCAAAACGGATCTTCTGGTTATGGTCTGGGATTAACGACATCACAGCCTTGATCTCTTCGTCTGATATTATCGCATCACTGAAGCGTCAACTGTTGGCGGCTCGCGAGGACGGATTCTTCACGATACTTGTGCCACTCACCCCTGTGGCTAGCGCCGGAGACGGGACGACATACACCTATAGCGCGGCGCAGCAGACAACCCTCACCGAAGTGAATGAGTGGATTGCTGACGAAGGAGCTAAGATTGCAGATCAATATCTTGACATTAACTTGCTCGCAGACACTTACCCCGCATTCGGAGATCCCACTGACTCCACCTATTACACGGCTGGAGATGGCCTACATCACAATGACACGGGCAGAAATCTAATGCGCGACTACATCGTCGCCAATGTCGAAGTTCCAACCATATAAAACCATGCTAGAAAAACTGAAATCCAGAAAACTATGGGCCGCTGTCATTGCAGCAGTCATCACCACCGTCGGGGGTCACCTCGGTTTAACACCTGATCAGCTTACAGCTATCAACACTGTCATTGCCGCATACATCATCGGGCAGGGCGTTGCAGATGCGGGGGCGGGAAGGAAAGAATAATGAAAAAGATTATTGCTCTCAGCCTCCTCTCTTTCGGACTCGCTTCTTGCGGGTCAGTAGAGGGCTTCTCTGCCACCTTCAATGTGCCATTGCCTGATAAGTTCGGGGGCGGCAGCATCCCTATCACGATTGAGAAATAATGAAAACTCCGCGACTCAACGAGGACGAACTCCGTGAGATCATCGCCGTCAATGGCGTTGATTCCACGGTCGTTTCTTTGGTCGCGATACGAGGGTACTATCTCGACTCTATGGGGAAGCCGGGTCAGAATGATCGGCGCTTGTATGACGATGCCATCTTCATCGTTCACCCTGATGGGGTCGAGCGTTATCAAGCTAACACTGACCCGAATGGTTGGCGCAATAAGACCAGCAGGCGCAAGGGGATGGCAATGCTCAAGACGGGCATTCATCGCTTTGGCAAGGGGACACACAAGGGCGCTCAAGCGTTCCGTCAATGCGAACCATTCACCGTCCACCGTGACGGAGATGGGCGCTTGGACTGTGGCTTCCATGCAATCAACCTGCACTCAGGAGGTTACAACTCAACATCCTCCCTTGGTTGCCAGACTATTCCAAAGTCCACCTGGAAGCGATTCAAGTCCTCGCTCTACGCTCTGCTTGACGAATACGATAACCCCATGCGTCTCAACGACTGGGGACAACGTGTTCGCTCGTTCGATTACATCCTTCTCAACGAGACTGAGCGACGCAAAGGGAACCTCATCACATCTCAACGATACATCAAATGATCACACCTACTATCATTATCGCAGCAATCGAAAGCGAGACCACCCTTCTCATTTCAGCACTCACCGTGCTGGCAGGAGTCATCGGCTTATTCTGGAAAATCATCCACTCAAATCACCGTGAAACTAAGGAGCGCGGGGACAAGCTGGAGGTTAAGCTGGAGAAAAACAACGAGCAGCTCATCAGCCTCACGGACGAGATGGGTGAGTTAAAGGGGCGCGTCTCCCTCGCTGAAGAAGTATCCCCAAAGTTGGACACCATCTCCGATGGGATCAATGCCCTTGCCGCTCGACTAGCAGCTAGTCAGGATTAGTCAAGTGGTATAAAAGCGCAACCTGCTAGATATAGCTGGTATAAATGCGCAGATTGGGGTAGATTCGTCATTCAAATGACAAAAGAAATCCAGGATTTAACTCGCTCCATCTACTTCTCAGCCTTCTCTGCCGTGATGATTTCGATTACGTTCATCATTGTCACCCTCTCTCTAACCCTCGCGATTATCACAGCCCTCCTCTACGAGACCCCAGAGGAGTGGAAGGATAGGTATTTTAAAAATAATCCAGATGCCGACACTAATGGAGACGGCAAGCTGAATTGGACAGAGCAAAAGGCACACGAAAAAGAAAACTTGTGACGCAACTCGCTTCATTTGAATCAGTTAAAAAATAGTTTCTTTTTAGGAAACTTTTAGTTGCCAACTAGGTAGCTCCCGCGTAGTTTGTCTTCGTCATGAACGACAAACCAAAACCAACAAAGACAGTGATCGAGGTCTCACCTGTGATCAAGGATCGTCTGACCGTGCTCGCGGCAGACTCAGAGACAACCCTTAAAGGCGCGACCGCAGCTATCCTAGATTGGGTGCTGCCACGATTCGAGTCTGGCACATTGCAGCTCTCCAAGAAGGAAATCTCCATCACAGAATAGAGCCATGATCATCGACAACGAAATCATTCGGGAGCTTGCTCAGTGCGCTCAGAATCTACTCGACTGCGAAGAGGAGCTTATCCATGACGGGATCCACATTGACCCAGAGCACGAAGACGCTCACGAATACCGATCAAGGATGCTTTACAATGCTCTTGAAGAGTTTAACGCCGCGGCTCGTCTCGACGAGGAGCACACCATCGCAACCTCAACCACCAGCCCCTATGCTTGAGATCGCCCTACACCCAGCAGTCCTCACATCAACCACTATGCTGATCGCGGGGCTCATCTTTATCCTGAAACAATTCTAAGAACAAAACAATGAACGAACTAATCGAAACAGAACCAAGCCTCTCGCCTCGACGCGCTTGGCAAGACAAGCACCAAATCCTGACCTATCAATTCAAGAATGGACATGTGGCACATGTGCATAACGATGATGTGCTGGGCAAGGGAGGCACACAAGAAGACGCGCTCCTCGACTGGGCGGCACACAAAGGTGTCCCGTGCTGGCGTGAGGAGCAATTCATCAAGAGAGGGGGCAACGATGAGTAATCAACTTGCACCTCAGCAGACCTCGCTGAAAGCCATCCTGTCCAGCCCGGCGATGAAAGATCAATTCGCTGCGGCGCTTCCATCACATCTCTCACCAGATCGATTCGCACGAGTAGCTATCACCGCTCTGACCCGCACCCCCAAGCTTCAGCAGTGCACGCAGGAGAGCTTCATGAAATGCCTGCTCGATCTCTCAGCAATGGGGCTCGAGCCGGATGGTCGCCGCTCTCACCTAATACCCTACGGACGCGAATGCCAACTAGTGTTGGATTATAAGGGTCTAGTGGAACTCGCCCGTCGCTCTGGTGACGTAGTCAAGATCCACTCAGACGTTGTCTGCGAGAATGATGCTTTCGCGCACAGCATGGGTGATGTAACTGAACACACCTACGACATCGGCAAGGATCGTGGTGCTGTGATTGCAGCATACTCACAGGTCACCCTCAAGAATGGCGCTATCCAATCTGAGATCATGTCAAAGGCTGAGATCGATGCGATCAAGAATAAGTCGAGAGCAGGACGCTCCGGCCCTTGGGTTGATCACTACAACCAGATGGCCTGCAAGACGGTGTTCCGTCGCCTCACCAAGTGGCTCACGCTATCCCCTGAGATCATGGATGCTGTATCCGCTGCTGAGAAGACTGAGTTTGCTGAGCTTCGCAACGTGACACAGGCTCAGACCGTGACAATCGATCCGTTCAATCGTATTGAATCCAACGAGGAGGAGGTATCCGAATGATCGTTAGGAAGAACCTAGAGCAGGGATCTGAAGAATGGTTCCGCGCTCGCCTCGGGTGCGCTACAGCATCTGCAGCCAGCAAGATCATCACGTCTACAGGTAAGCTCTCATCGAGCCGTGTAGGCTACGCTAGGGAGATCGCTCTCGAATGCGAGATCGCAAGCAAAGGCTTCAAGGGTAACGATGCTACTGAGCATGGTAACTACTGGGAGCCCTTCGCCCGAGCTCACTTCGAGCGTGTGCAGAATGTTAAAGTGCAGGAGGTCGGCTTCGTGACTCGCGAGGATCGAATTATCGGGTGCAGTCCTGATGGATTGATCGCTGACGATGACGGCAACTGGATTGCTGGTCTAGAGATCAAAGCTCCATTCAACGCCTCGAAGCATATCGATTACCTCCTCGATGGTGGTGTCCCTACTGCATACAAGGCGCAGGTGCATTGGTCGATGGCGATCACTGGTCTGCCATGGTATTTCATGTCGTTCCTCCCGGACCCGGAGCGCGATGAGAACTCGCCTGAGCGACCACCGTTCCAGCAGTTGATCGTGAAGGTGGAGCCTGATGAGTTCACTGAGAAGGTCGCTATGGCTCAAGACCAATTCCTGCCTGTGTTCCGCGAGGAGTATGGCAAGGTGATCGAAGCACTGTATGGGAAAGGGGGGCTCAAGTGAACGATCCGTATGGGCCTATTGCATTCGGGGAGGCTGATATGCCAACACTGGCAGAGCCTGAGAAACCCAAGCAGGACAAGCACGCTCGCCGGAAAGCAATCCCCTTATTCGAGGGGGTCTTCAAATACTTTCCGAAGGCTCTCTGTGAAGTTGCTAAGTGCAGTCAAGCGGGGAGTGAGCAACATCATCCCGGTCAGCCCCTTCATTGGGATCGAGCCAAGTCTAGCGATGAGCCTGATGCACTGCTCAGACACCTGCTCCAGTATGATCAACTAGACGATGACGGCATGCTTCACGCAGCCAAGGTCGCATGGAGGGCGCTTGCCTTGCTTGAGAAGACAATCGAAGCTAGAGGGGAAGATCCGCTGGCATGATTGATGTCTTTGTCGCTGGCTCGCCCAAACCTCAAAGTCGCCCCCGCGTAGCAGTGCGCGGGGGCCGGGCTATGGCCTATAACGCAGACTCGAAAGACATGACAGCTTGGAAGGCAGCTCTGGATGCTGCTCTCAAGTCGATTAGTTTTGGGAGTTTTGGGAGTTTTGGGGGGCCGATGCATGTGGAACTGGTGTTCCGACTGCCACGTCCGAAAGCTCATTACCGCACCGGGAAGTTCTCCCACCTACTAAAAGACTCCGCGCCGGGCGACGAGGGATCTCGATGCGATGTCGATAACCTTTCCAAGGTCGTGCTCGACAAGATCACGCGCTCAGGCTACTGGATTGACGACAATCAGGTCGTGTTCATGTCCGTCCGAAAGCGATGGGCATTTGAAGAAGACCCTGGTTGTGAGGTGCGCGTGATACCGATTGCAAAAAAATAATAAAAAAGTATTGACCCTCCATTCATTTCGATTAGGTTACCTACACATTACCTGTGGCGGGTATTAAACGAGTTTCAAAGCTCCCTCTGTTGACCAACCCGCCACGGTTCATATAAGGTCTAAGCAGAGGGAGTTTTTTTTATTATGATAAGCCGACTAAACCAACAAGATGAAAGCGCAAGCGGGCCGTGCCCACTTTGTGAAACAACAAAGTCCGAGAACCTCACGCTACAAATCCAGCTGGATCTGTGTCGTGGAATAATCGCGGAGCAGCTAGAGCTATTGAAGGATCTGACCGCGGCAGCGGATGCAGCGAATACTTACTTGAACGAGTTCGGATTTTCCGATAAAGACCAAACCAAATAGAACAATGATAACGATCGAAAGGATAAAGGAGCGAGCTCACAGTTTGCTTGAATCACACATCGACAAATCCCGATGCCTGCTCAAGCCTGCTGCTCACATGAACGATTGGGAAATTAGCAACTTTCTAGTCGGTTTTGAGGACATCGGGGATGCTGTGCTCTCCCTCAAGGAGGACGAGTTCGCCTTGGATGAGGAGATGACAAACCTGGAAGCTGCCGCATTTATCGCTGAGGCTCGGGAGGAGATCGAGAGAACAACTGAATTATGAACTGGATAAACTTAAATATCGATGTGATCAGGGGCGAAGAGTATATCGACGCTGAACCTGTATCACGGGCGACATGGATCTCACTAATGGCTTGGTGCTGTAGCCAAGAGAATGGAGGAGTCATTAAAGATGCTCGTGCATGGGGTGATCGCAAATGGCAGCAGCTATGTGGTGTCACGCTTTCGGAAGTAGAAACCACATGCTTTCTATATGGTTTTGAGGGGGATAACCTAGTGGTTAATTTCTACCCTCTGGATCAGGAGTTGAAAGTGCAAAAGAATAGGCAGTCAGGGAAGAAGGGTGGCAGGCCTCGCAAAGTTGAAGCTCTGCAATCCATTGAAACACAAGGAGAAAAACCATGTGGTTTACCAGATGGTTCCGATTCGCTTAAACGTAATAGTAATAGTAATAGTAATAGTAATAGTAAAGTAAGTACGATTACTCCTACAATAACGCCTGCGGCGAATGGGGGAGAGCTTCTCGATGAAGTTGACACTCCGACGAAGAAGCAGGCCAAGAAGAAAACAAAGAAGACATTCGTCCCACCCAGCCGGGAGGAGTTCATTGACCACGCTGTCGCGACTCTCCCTCGTCGGAATCCAGACTGGAGTCCAGAGCAGGCGTTCCGTTGCGCTGATCAGCAGTTCGATACCTACGTCGATCAGGACTGGCATGACGGGAACGGGAAGAAGATATCGAACTGGAAGAACAAATCAATCACAGCCATGCTCTACAGGAAGCCGCAAAACTTTGGGAGTAATCCTCAGTTTTTCCTCGAACAAAAGAAGATTGCTGCTAACAGCGCATCACCACTCTAAAATCAAATGAACCCAACAAATACAAACAAACCAATCTCTGCGGAGAGCGCAGAACGCGCCATCCTGTCAGTCATCCTCCAGCGCCCCGAGCAATTTGTGAGCAAAGCGAAAGCCGAGGATCTCCGTCCCGACCTCTTCGTGGATCACGCTTGCTCTACGCTGCTGCGGATTATCAATGAGTTCGACGCGAATGATCAGAGCATTGAGCTTATCTCGCTAACCGAGAGCCTCAACAACTCTGGCGATCTGGAGATGATCGGAGGCCCGGCTGGGCTTGCTACGCTCTACAGCTACGCGACCAACTCGCAGCACTGGAACGAACACGTAGCCATCGTGAAGGAGCGTTATTCGCGCCGTGTTGCGATCTCAGGCGCTAACAAGGTAATCGCGAGTGCGACTGAGGGAGATGCTGAAAGCGCCCTACAATCGCTTTCTGAGGCCAGAGAAGCAGTGCTGCTGTCCACAGCTAAGAAGCAGGCGTTCCAGAACGCTCAGGAATCCTACGATCGATTCCTCGCTGCGATGAATGAGCGCATGGATGGGGGGGATATGCCAGGTCAGGAGACTGGTATCGTGCAGCTAGACGAGCTAGGTGGTGGAATGCGACCTGGTGAACTCTGGATTGTGTGCGGTGAAACCTCCTCCGGTAAGTCTGCTCTCGCTTACCAGATGACCGTGCCAGCTATTGATGCCGATAAGAAAGTCCTAATCATGACGCTGGAGATGACGAGCGATGAGGTATTCGCCCGTCTCATGTCGTGCCGTAGCCGAATCGATCTGGGCCGCATCATGAAACCTCGCGGCATGGACAAGGGTCAACTCATGCAGATGAAGCGATCCTCAGATGCCCTCCGTCAATCCAAGCTCCTGATCAGCGATCAGCCGAACATGTCTATCGATTACGTCTGCGCCCAAGCGGAGATGGAGGCTGAGATGGGAGGTGTTGATCTCCTTGTGGTGGATTACCTCCAGCTTTTAGATGGTGGACGCAAGACTGGCGACTCACAGGAGCAGGAGCTAGCGACCTACTCCCGCAGGCTGAAGCAGCTGGCCAAAAAACTGAAATGCCCAGTCATCTCACCTGCTCAGATTAACGACGAGGGAAGACTCCGGGGATCCCGAGCGATCGGACACGATGCTGATGTCGTGCTCAAGATTCAATCTGATGGGGTTGCTGTCGCGAAATACCGCAACGCTCCTAAGAATGATGTGCTACCCCTCGGGCTGGTTGGTCAATTCCAACGCTTCGAGACCATCCAATCCAAACCACAAACTCCATACAGACGATGAACTACTACACTAAAAATCCAGACACACTGACAATCGGAGCTTTCAATGCTCCATCACTGCTACAAGAGAAGCCTAAGGTCGAGCCTCGAACACTCCCGGAGGCCATCGTGATGGCGGTTGCGGAATACTATGAGACCGATATTGAAACTCTGCGTCAACATGGACGCGATGAGCCTCGGGCCACGCACCGACTTACGGCGGCTTACATGGCCAAGAAGGTGACTAGTATCTCTAACGAGGACTTGGCACGCCTCCTTCGCAGGCACAACCAATCGACCATCTCTAAGATGATGTCTTCGGTCGAGCGCAAGGTCGAGAGCGGAAAAATCAGTCAAGAGGACGTTGTGCGACTCAATGTAATTATCGGTGAACTAGTTAAAAACTGGAATTCATGCCATGCCTGATGAAAATAAATTGGAGCTTCTAACCCTTATAAATCAATGGTTCCAGCGTTCTCGGTAAACTTTCTGCAAAATAATTGAAGAAAAGTGTAGACACGAATGAGATCCTCCCGTATAACTATCTCGTCAGCGGGAAACAACCCAACGACAAACCAACAAAGACAATGAACGAAATTGAAATTGCCACTAGCGAACTAGAGAAAAACGCACGTCGAATTGAATCCACGATGAAGGAATTGAACTTCCTCCTTAGCCGCCGGGCAGAGAGTCACTACTTCGCCAATCACTCACACTCCACACCTGACATGAAGGCAGATCATGAGGAGTCCATCGAATGGCACAACGAGAAGGCAGCAGACACGCTCAAGAACTGGGGCAAACTCCACGAAGAGAAGATTGCGCTGGAGGAAAGGCTCGACGAAATCAGCTAATCACTCAACGGGGGTTCGATCCCCCCGCCAACTTAAACTAAAACAATGACACATTACAATCAGCTCACACTAGAGCACGCAAACAAGGACGAGCTTAAAGGTCTCAAGACCTACCGCTACACAACCAGAAACGGCGAGGATTTCTTCTTCTCCTTGGTTCCATTCTACAAGCATGATATCTTCATCGCCTCAACCACACCTGACATGGAGGACGCATGGATTACAGCAGATCTCGAAGCGTTCGGTCAGCCACTTTAATCAACAAACCAACACAATGAAAATCACAGACAACCTCCTGTTCATTATCCTATTGGGCACAATAATAACTTATGCCCGACTCGCAGCAGACATTTTACTGTCAATCTTCTAACCAACAAACCAACAACCAAAACCAAAAAAAACAAGCTATGAGCTACATCGCCAAAACAAACATCGCCGGAGAAGAGACAGTCGCGCTCTTCAATTTCACCCAAATCGAATACTTGAATCCAGTCAAGCTGATCCTGTTTCCACTAACATGGTTCCGCAGGTGGTGCTACGAGTTCGGAGTCACCAACAAGCGAGTCGTGTTCAAGCATGGATTCATCTCGCGGAAAGCCGTGGATCTTCGCCTTGAGTCCATCGAGACCGTTGGAATCAGCAACGGCATCATCGGAAGGATTTTCGGATACGGCAATCTCACCATCACTGGGGTGGGAAGCACACGTCCGATCACAGTTCCAAATCTCGCCAACATAATCGAGGTGAAAAAGGCTATCGAATCAGCCAAAGATCAATTCGTCATCAACAAGTAAACCAACCGATAAACCAAATGAACACCACCAAAATCATGAAAACCGTTAGCCACCAGCGAGCTTATATCAAACTTGTAAACAACAAGAAGCTGCGAACCAACGCCTCCAAGCAATACTTTCAAGTGTTTGCTGAGAGCGATGGGGGCTACCTCTTCACCGTAAACGAGATGGAGAAGGCTAAGAAGCGCGCCGAAAAGAATCCAGAGGATCTCTACCCGGTAGAATTCACAGAGCCAAAGACTAAAATCATCACCAAGGAAGTGATTGTTGAGGTTCCCGCTAAAGGATTCTTCGCAAAACTCTTCGGATTTTAAGAACTAGAACCATGGACTCAAAACTATTCAGAACAGTAAACAGGAAGCGCAAGCTTAAAAATGGAGTCGTGCGCTTTAGATGTAACCTCCAAGAGAAGGCCCAGTGGGTGCGCCAGTCACGCCGCGAAAATATGACTCTCTCGCAGTGGATCATCCAGCAACTCAACAAAATTTAATCAATCTCGCCTCGGGCAATTCCGAGGCAGAACCCAACGAACAAAAACTAAACAGAAAGAAAAAACATTATGGCAATATTATCCGTAAATATGGACGTGAAGAAGCTTCAGAAGCACCTCTTTTTCGAGGGGCAGAAGGGAGTTTACGCTAACCTGACCATCCTCCTCCGGGACGAGCCCGATCAATTTGACAATGACGGCTTCATCTCGCAGGACATCGGCAAGGAGGCTCGCCTCGCAGGTGAGAAGGGTCCGATCGTTGGTAACGTCAAGTGGATCAAGCGCGATGATCGACCATCCGCTCCACCAACTAACGATCCCGGCGCTGCATACCACGCAGCAAACGCCGCAAGCAATCAAGGGAGTGAAGACATTCCTTTTTAAATAACGAACCATAAACAACACGGGGGGTGGTCACACCGGCCACCCCCCCACAATTCCAACGAAATTATGAAGAAACAAATCCAGCACGAAGAGGTGATCGCGGCATATGCCCAGATCAAGAATAAATCAGAAGTAGCTCGCGCCCTAGGCGTGGACGCTCGAACCGTCTACAATCATGTGAAGCGTGCAGAGTCCGAGGGCAATGCTCCTTGGCTCACGCCAGCAGCCATCAGCCCCACCATGAACCTGCACAAAACCACCGTGCAATACAATGCCGATGGAGACCCCATCCAAGAATGGCGCAGGCTCATCCCGCAGGCATCCGACATGGAGGCATTCGTAGACTCATTATGTGAGCGAGTCCAAGGAAAGGCCCGTGTCAAAAAGAAGAAGGCCACCAAGACCGACAATGAATCCATACTTGGAGAGATCAGTATATATGATGCCCATGTGGGGATGTATGCAACCAAGGAGGAGACCAATGTCGCTGACTCCAATACCAAGATCATCACTGAGCGTATGGTCGCTACTGCCGAGAGACTCGCAGACCGCTTCCGCAAACCGGGTCGCATGGTTGTGACATTTGGTGGGGATATCCTCCACAGTGATAACCGCAGCAATCAGACAGAGAAGAGCGGGAACGTCCTTGATGTCGATAGCCGCTACTCCAGAGTGATCGACTCCGCAGTCGCCGCCTGCACTTCGGTGGTTGAAATTGCCGCCACAGTAGCAAAGCAAGTGGATGTGGTGATCGTGGAGGGCAATCATGATTGGCATTCTTGCGTCTGGCTCGCTCGAGTCCTGAAGGCATTCTACGCCCAGTGCCCCAATGTGAATGTGGTTATGCAAGCCTCAGACCGTAAACACATCGTCCACGGGGACAATCTCCTCGTCTGGAGCCATGGCGATGGGGTCGCAGCTAATCAGTGGCAGTCAGTTATCGCCGCTGAGTTCGCGCCTCAGTGGGGTGTTACCAAGCATCGCCACCTGAAGATGGGCCATGTTCATCATAAGAAAAAGAACACGCCAACACGGGTGATCACTCAGACCGCTAATGGATGGGAAGAGCAACGTGGACTCCTCGTGGAATACTTGCCAGCACTGTGCTCTACTGACGCATGGCACGCTGAGAAGGGTTATCTTGGATCAATCCGGGCAGCTACGGGCTACGAGTATCACTCGACCAAGGGACTTGTCAGCAGATTCTACGAACACGCATAGAATAGATGAATGAGTTGGCTTTATTCGCAGGCGCTGGTGGAGGAATACTCGGAGGGCATCTCCTTGGATGGCGCACAGTGTGCGCTGTCGAATGGGAGCCCTACCCAGCATCAGTCTTGGTTGCCCGTCAAAACGAAGGAACACTCCCAGCTTTCCCGATCTGGGATGATGTTCAAACCTTTGACGGAAAACCTTGGAGAGGACGTGTTGATGTCATTTCTGGAGGCTTTCCCTGTCAGGACATCTCTTGCGCGGGAACAGGTGCAGGAATCGACGGGGAGAGATCCAGTATGTGGAGACACATGGCAAGAATCATCAGTGAAGTTCAACCCAAACACGTCTTCGTGGAAAACTCACCAATGCTTGTGGGAAGAGGACTTACCCGAGTACTCGGTGACCTTACCAAAATGGGGTATGATGCAAAATGGGGTGTGCTGGGAGCGCATCACGTTGCCGCCCCTCACAAGCGGGACAGGATCTGGATCGTGGCCAACTCCATGCACCCGGGATTGGAAGGGAGACAGAAAGCCGGAAACTCTAATCAAGTCAGGAAGAAACTCGACGAACGGACTCCCGGAAGCGGTGACGGAAGCAGAGGGAAGGCATTGTGGTGGGAAACTGAACCCAACGTGGACAGAATGGCTGATGGGGTGGCCTGTCGGGTGGACAGACTTAAGGCCATCGGAAACGGACAGGTTCCACAAGTGGCCGCACTCGCATGGAGATTGCTAAGTGAGCAGTGAATAAAAGCCCGGCTAGGTTGATTAACTTAGCCGGGTTTGCTGTTGTTAAGAGATGCTAATAATGCTAGCTTACCAGCATGACAGCAATCAACTCAGTCATGATCGCTGGACATAGGATTAAGATACAACGATCCGACCTCGAGGACTGCTATGGACAATACTCCCATGACAAAAGAACCATTCAACTCGCTGAGAATCTCCCAGAGCAGGAATACCTGCCCACCCTGCGGCATGAGATGCTCCACGCGGCCTTCCACCTGTCTGGAATCTCCTTTCTTGACTCGTTTCAAGAGGAATCCTGCGTCCGCTGCATCGATGAGATCTTTTTTCCAGCATACGAGCGCATTCTAAAACGACTAAATAACAACCAACCAAAAACCAACGATGAAATCGAACAATAGAGGACTCCCAGAGGGGATCTACGAGAAAGACGGGTTCTACTTCGCGAAGATCTTTCGCAAGGTGACCACAGATAGACAGGGCAAAGACATCCATGGCCCTTATCGCAACACAATCGCCCAAGCAGTGGAGGACTGGAAGGAGATGATCGAGGAGCGTGGAGGCCCACTTCCCACAGATCACGTTATGTCCAAGGCTCGAACCAATCGACTCGCTCGACGAGCCGCACGAAAATTCTTGCTCAGTAAGAAGTTCAAAGAGATCGTCGCTGAAGAATCCATCGCCTAAGACCCATGAATGACCGCCAACGCAAATTCGCAGAGCTAGTAGTCCAAGGTCGCCCAGCAAGCCGCGCCTACCAGGAAGCTGGCTACTCCGCGACCGGCAATTCGGCTGAGGCGTCTGCTTCTCAGCTTTTAAGGAACCCTAAGGTTGCCGAATACATCGAGGAATTGCGTGGAGAGGTCAAGGCAGCGTCCAAATTCACCCGTGAGAGTAAGCTGGAAGGCATCTACGAGATCTACCAGAACAACAAGCTGGACGATCCTAGGGTTGCTCTAGCTGCGATTGCAGAGGAAAACCGCATGACTGGTGATCACGCTGCTGAGAGGTTGCAAGTGGAAGCTGATGTCGTCGTTCGCATTGGAGAATGAAGGTAACCATTGAACTCAAGCCCCGCCCTGCCTTCAGGGAATTCGTCCACAGTAAGCATCGCTGGGCCTGCATTGTCGCGCATCGTCGTGCCGGTAAGACCTTTGCTGTTCTCCAGAAGCTCATAAAGATCGCCTTCGAGTATAAGAGATCGGGCCCGCCTCCCCGGTTCGCTGTCATCTCCCCGACTCGAGAGCAGACCAAAGATATTTGCTGGGCATACCTCAAGGAATTCGTCGCTGCTGTCCCTCAGGTGGAGATTAATGAGTCAGAACTCAAGATCACTCTGCCGAACAAGACTACCATTCGACTATACTCAGGAAACAACTTCGAGCGTTTACGGGGTTTGTATCTGGATGGGGTTATTGTCGATGAGCCAGCGGACGTGCCACCGGCTGCGTGGTCTCAGGTGATCCGTCCATGCCTCTCCGACTATCAGGGATTTGCTTGGTTCATTGGCACACCAAAAGGGAAAGATGCCTTCTACAAGAGACATCAACAGGCTCAGGAGTCTCCAGAATGGTATAGCGCGCTCATCCGTGCGAGTGACAGTGGAATTCTTCCTGCTGAGGAGCTTAAAAGCATCCGAGATGACTACACTGTGTCTGAAGCGGACTATCGACAGGAGTATGAGTGCGACTTCTCCATCGGTAGACCCGGGGCAATCTACGCTGCTGACATCAATAGAGCTGAGGCCGAGGGTCGCATCGGGCCATTCCCCATCGATGACTCTGCACTAGTCCATACGACTTGGGACCTCGGAGCTCCTGCGAATACCTGTGTCATTTATTGGTCCCGGGTAGGGTTGACCTATCGTATTCTGGATTGCGACATGGGGCTCGAGATGAAGACCGGGGAGAGAGTCGCTCATATGCTGGCCAAGGGATACAACTATGGATACCATTTCCTCCCTCACGATGGTGACAATAAGCACGCTGACAATATGTCATTCTCTGAGAAGCTAGCTGAGGCCGGGCTCGCTAATGTCAGATCTCTGCCTCGAGGGCCCCACGGTGCTGAGGAGAAGAGGATCCGCATGATGACAGACATATTCAGCCAGCTATGGTTCCATGAGTCACTCACCGGGGAAGGTGGACTGCTCGAGGCCCTAAGCGCATACCATCGCAAGGAGGCTAGACTAGGTGGCTATATCGAAAACAAGATCGCTCACGACTGGTCATCTCACCCGGCTGATGCCTTCGGATATATCTCTGAAGCTCTCCAGAATAAGATGATCCCGGAGCTTCAAGCGACTCAATCATATGGGAGAGGCAAACAACGTCCAATCGGTGTGGGCAACCTATAGCGTTGTGGGATTATCAATCATCCAGTATTGCAGAGACATGGGATCAAGAATCAGGAGCGGCGTTTCCAAAAATTACGAGGCCAATCGAACTGCCTTTGAGAGTGCCAAGAGCACCTATGAATCTAAACTCAAATTCGGGAAGACATCTACCAGATCCAATGGTTTGTCTGAGGCCGAGATCGGTCCGGCCCCTGTGATGCAGTTCAGCAACGGATTCGCGGGAGATGCGGAGCGCAGTAAGTTTTACCAAGATCCAACCAGACAGCGGAGGCGCGGGGGGTTAGGGTTCGGTGGTCAGAACCCGCTACTCGGATAAATCACTCAAGAAATAAGTACATCATGGGATCAAAACCAAAAACACCCAAGGCGGCCCCTGTAGCCGCCCCAGCCCGTCAATCATCTCTTGATATCAAGAGGACTCAAGAGGACGAAAAGAGAAAAATGCGTCAAAGGTTTGGATTCCAGAAATCCATTTACACCGGGAATAACTCAGGCCCATTAGGCTAACATGACGGGCAAGCAGACAGTCGAGCGGTTCGATCAGTTGGAGGCCTTGCGTCTCCCTCATGAATATCTGTGGCAAGAGACTGCCTGGTTGATGAACTCTCGCAACTACAACGGGAGAGGCAATGTCAGTGGATACGTTCCTCACAATGAGATCTACGATACTACGCTGAGAACCAAGTCACGCATGCAGGCTAATGGCATCACTTCGATGCTGTATCCTCGTGATCGTGACTGGCTTGTTATGCGCCCAGCTTGGGAGGATCGTAAGAATCTTAGCTTGGAGAAGGTC